ATCATAGAACCTAAAGGCAGGAAGACCAAGAACACCATATAAAGAGTTAAGTAAAATCTTCTGAACCAACTGACGTTTGTGATAGAAGGCATATTTTTCTTTGTTTCCTGCTTTTCCATATTTTTTCATCTCATCTTTATATTCAACTCGTTTTTGAAACCACAAGTCAAGGATACCAGGTATACAACCAACTGTATCTGTTCTATAAAGTACACCATTAGATGCAATTGCGAATTTAGATTGTTCTAAATATTCTTTTAAGTTTTCTTTTGATATCGAATCTTCTCCGATATAATAAGTATCAACTTCTCCCTTTACAAATTTATTTGCATCCCAATCTTGAATCTTACCAATCTTAGTTTCAGGTGAAATGTTTACAGTCATAATAATAGAAGGATATAGTGATGTTAAATCCAAATCATAAATCCATTCATACTTACCAACGATTGGTGCTTTTACATAAGCTCCGATAAACTTCTCTTGGTTATTATCTCTAATAGCCTGCATTCTTTCTTGTCTATCCGCTGGTTTGTTTGGTGCAACTAAGTTTCTTCTTCTTAGATAAGTTAACATTGCTCCTTCAAGATACTTTGATGAGTAAACAAAATCTTCATATGGTACATGACCAGCATGACAAATACCTCTACATAAATCAATGAACTGAAGTTTCTTATCGAAATCCACAACTAACTCAACATCCACTAAGTTATACTCAATGAACTTATCAATATCATCTCTGAATAATTGGTCTAAGTTTCCTTGATATTCAATCTTACCTCTACCCAATTCTATTTTAGCAACAGTATCTAATCGATAGTTTGGAAGTTCACCATAGTTATAAATCTTGTAAAGTGAAATGTAATCTAAATAAGATACACCTGCCATAAAATATCTTTTACGATAAGGTGACCAAAAACATTGTCCGATTGGTGATAATCTGTTTGCTTGTTTCTCACCTAATAATCTTTTGATTCTATTATATAACATTGGTGTATCGAAATAATCAATATTCCAACCTGTAACGATTGATGGATTAATCATTTCATATAATTCCAAATACTTCATTAACATATCTCGTTCATCTTGAAATGGAAGAACAATACATTTATCAGTAGTTTTTTCTTTCATACCACCTTCCTTATCAACAACTAATACCCAATATTGGTTTGTTGCTGAATCATGAAGTGCAATTGAAGTTAACTCGTTTTTAGCTTCTTCGGGATTTGGTAATCCACTTAACATCTCACACTCAATATCATATGTAAGAATAACATGACCTGTTGATGCATCATCTGAATCTGAATATAAATCAACTAAAGCTCTAGTAGTTTCAGGTACATCTGATTCAAATAAATCAGGGTCATCCTTCTTAAACTTATAAACTTTAGTTAAGGTATCTCCATAAATAGATTTATACTCACCTCTCTGAACTTTCTCATATGCATATCTTGTATATGGAAATGCAGAATATCCTCTTTGGTCATCCCAAAGATGGATTAAATTTCTTTCTCGTTGATAATAAATGTTTTGATACAAATTCTACTGTTTTATTTTATTATACAAATATACGAATTATTTTTCAAATATCCAAATCGGCTCACCAAAAGTTTTATCTTTATTTTCTTCTGAGTTCTTTAAAGTTTCTTCTGAGTACTGATTTTGGTTATGTTCTGTGTTCTTTACTGTTCCTGCTCCACCACTATTAGGTCTTTTTGCCATTTCCATACCAATACAACCTTTGTAGGTTAATCCTTTTGATATTAAGAAATCTCCCATAGGGTTTGTAATTTCTTTCCAATCTTTACCACCTTTACCACTTGTGAATACATCAGCGATATTAATTGCCATTAAACCACCTTTTTTAATTGTTGGTATAATCTTTTCTAATGATTTATGTAGGAAATGTTTATTCCAAGCATCTATTTCTTTATATCTTATCCAACTTTGAGTATCATCATCACCATACCTTTCTACATTAAAGTAAGGAGGTGAAGTAAATACCAAATCAAAGTAATCTTGATAATCTGAATAATCAAAATCTTCTGCTGGTGATTGGTAAAAGTTTGTTTTAGTTGGGTTCTCAAAGAACGAAGTATGTTTTCTATAAAAATCAGCTTGTTCTATATAAATTGGATGATTTTCTTTACGAGGGTCTAACCCTACATAGTGTTCTATTGTTTCACTTGCAAATGCTCCACTTAATCTATCACCCCAACCCATTGAGAAATCTAACATAGTTTTACTACCTAGATATTCTGTAAGAGCCTTAGTAACATTTGGTTTGTGTTGAGAAGCAATATACTTTCTTAATCCAATCATTATTCTTAATTCCTTTTTACCAACTTGTGTTAGTTTTAAAGAATATGCCGCTCCCATTAAAGATATCATAAAAGGTCTTGTTCTCCAAGTTCTGGCCGGACCAGGATAACCTGATGAACATATACTCCATCGGTTTCTCTCTTGAAAGAAATTAGATGAAAGGTTACCTAAGTTATATCTTTTGAATAAAATCTGTTTACCCTCATATGTAAGTGGATATTTAGATTCTCTTGATTTTCTTGGAAACCATTCTTCTTCTTTTAATAACTCATTGTACCGAATACCTTTGAGTTTCATATAATCATCTCTGGCATCTTCGATGGTGTACTTATCAGTTGCATAAGGAAGTGGATACTTCATAAACAAATCAGCCAACATTTCCTTTACTTGGTCTTTTGGATATGATTCTTTTAAAGTTTCCCAATCCTCAGGTGATATGGTAGGATATTCTCCATCATAAGTTCCCTTTTCATATTTAGATAATATATCTTCTGCGTTTGTCATAAGTTGTTGATACTCAGTTAGTTATAAGTCATTGATACTCAGTTAGTTACTATATGTTTTTACTGCATTTCTATGAATTTCTAAAACTTCTTCTCTTAATAGATTTTCAGATTCCCATCCTTCTTCTTTTTCTTTTCTAAATTTATAAACTAAAGATAAAGTTTTACAAATCCATTCATACAATTCTCCTTTACTTAATTCTTCCCAAATTAACTTTTTTCTGGCTTGTGTTATTATATCTTTTACAGGTATAATATGCTCTCGTAAAAGTTCTTCTTGAATATAATTTGGCCTGAAATAATTTTCTCTATATTTTTGATACACCATAGTAGATACTGGAAATCTTAGATTAAATTTAGTTTCCATTTTACTATGAAGTTTTCTAAGAGAATCATTCAAATCATCATTATCAATTATATCCCCATCAATTTGAGCTTTTAAATTAATATAAAAAGAAGATGATAATTCTGAATAGTTATACATTTGGTTTTAATATTTGTCCTTCTTCAGTATTCTTTTGTCCAATAAATCCAGCAACCTTAATTCTTTCTTTTGAACTTGGATGAATAGCCGATAAACATTCATTTAAATTTTCCATCATAGTCTTTCTATTCTTATCAATATTCTTTTCAGTTGGTGTATGTCCTGAATGTATTCCTAAAAACAATATCCATTTGATAGTATCACCATTTAATATCTCTTGTTGAATTTGTTTCGATATGTGCATTACAAAACGGTCAATAGATGAACTATATATGTAAAATGGTTTATATAACTCAGTATCATCTTCAAAAACTTCTTGAGGAATTACTTTGTTTGAATCAGCAAATTTAAGTCCTCCATTAATAGTTTGTCCTTTCCATACTCCCTCACCATCATATATCGAATCAAACCACTCTGTGGCTTCTTCTGTTGTAGTTACAACACTACAAAATTTAGATGGTGTATTCTTACCGAGTAAAGAATTAATCAGTTTAGACCACTTTCTTACATCAGGTCTTTTCCCATATTCTTTTAAAATTGTTTGTAAATGTACTTCAAGAGTTACTCCCATCTGATTTTCACTAAGTTTGGAAGTGATTTCAGATTCTTTAAATCCTTCTTCTTCATACTCAGAATACAAATCATTCCAAGAATCTTTTGCTCTTCTTAGATTTAGTTCTATATCAGAATCTTTTATTGGGTTTTCAGTAGTTCTATCCGCTATCCTATTCTCAAGTCCTTTTAATCTCAGTTTAATAGCTTGAACTTCTTTATCTGATAAATGTTTATCAAATTTAACTTCAGCAAAAGGAGGATTATATCCTATTTCTGTTGATGAAAAAGCCTTAGTATGAAACCCTAAAAACTCTTGATACTTATTACCTTGAGAATCATAAGAAGTACAGTATAATCCTGCTGGATATTGAGGATTCCATCCTCCATCTAACTTAAAATCATTTTGGAATCTTTTTACAGCTTCCTTATAATCTTCGTTATTTGAAGTTTTTTTAGCTCTTACTGCATTTTTTAATCGTTTTACATCAGTAATGGAGATAAATTCAATATCTCCTATTGTAATCCTACCAGAATCTACAAATGCATCAGCAAACTTTGGTAAGAAATACTCTTCTTTTTTAAATTTTTGTACTATCATTATTTTTAGTGTGTTTTACGTTTAATTTTCGAGTGTATTATCACTCATTTACTATGTAAATATACGAAAATTATTTGAATTAGCCAAGCCTTTTCTTAATTATTTTCCTACATTCCAAAACAATGCTCCTTCTGAAGCATGTTCCTTTATAAATTCCCAAGCTTTACTATCATATGTAAGTGAAGATGGGAATGGAGGTCTTTCTACTTCTTTACATTCTTGGTTGAATTTGTATTTTGATAAGAATGTTTCAGCTCTACCCCTTTCTCTTTCTGTTGTGTTGTGACCAATTCTAACCCCATATACTTTGGCATCAGGCCACGCAAGTTGTAAACCTCTCGATAATACTCCACTACTCATTACAGTCCAAACCTCTTTAGGAGGTTCTATATCAAGTGAGAGGGCAGTATTTTTCATTGCCTCTATTATTATCGGGTGGTCACCACCAAATGGAATCAATTGAGAACCTTCATTCTCTTCAACATAATATCTTGCCTTCGCTTGAATATTAGTAAGATATCCCATTGGTACTTCAATGATATTACAACCTAAACGAATTGCCTCTGTTGTTAACCAATTATGTTTTCCTTTTGGAACAGTTACAGTTGCCTTCTTACCCAAATCATGACAAGCATATGCCAATGATAATTGAGCATAACCTTCTCTTGGTGAGGCATAAACCCATTCTTGAACACTAGGAAAAGATTCAACGAATACATTGAATGCTCTTCTCTTAGTTCCACCATCTAATAAATCATCTCTAACTACTTTAATACCATCGTGTTCTATAATGATGGGTTTAGGTAATTTAATAGATGATTCTCCAACTGATTTGAAATCAAAAAATTCTAACTCTTTCAAATGTGTGTCCAAGTTTTACGTTTCACAATCTCTTCAATATTCCATGTACTAACTTTGAAGTTTCTAGCAATAACATTTGTAGAGAATCCTTGTTTTGCTAATTCTCTTATCTGTTTAACTTGCTCTGAAGTTAATTTAGAACGAGGGTGTGATTCACCTCTCAGTCTATTACTGAAAAACCAAAGTTCATCTATATTCATTAAATTTATTTTCTTTGTTCATCTCTTTCAATCAAAGTACTCATATGGTCTGCAAAATGTAGAACATGACCTATATTACTTCGTTGAGCCTTTTTGATATCAAAGGTCTTTAGATATTTCATATTATCTTCATCGTAAATACCATCAGTAAGTTTAATTCCAAAGAATTCTTTTTCTGAGTATTTTAAATCATATTGAGATAATAGATAAAATGTTCTATCAGTATGAGTCATATAACTGATATCATCATTCCAAGTATAAACATCACCTCTATTTTTTCGGTGCCATTCTGATTCTTGAATTTTGTAAGCCATATTTCCTCGTTCACCTAACTTTCCTAAATCGTGGTGAAATGCTGAAAATAATAACTCTTCTTGTGTGAAATCCACAATACCACCAGCTTCTTTATAAAGTTTTAACATACGAAGTGAGTTTCTAGCCACATTCATAACATGGTCGATATACCCACCTTCATAAGCATTGTGGTAGTTTACATTTCCACTCGCTGGTGATAACATTAGGTTTGGTCCTAATTCTTCCATCGAGTACATATGGAGTAATTTTTCTAATCGTTCTCCATCAAACGATTTTTTAAGTGCCTCGATAAACTTATTATAGTTCTCTTCGAGTTGAACTTCATTGTAACGATTCATTTTAATTAATTTTATGTTTTATTCTACTCTCTCAATTGGTACTGTGATTAACACATAACTATCGGTTTGAGGATGTTTTTGTGTAAAATCACAAAATGTTTCTAACTTCATCTTAAATGCAGTTTCAACATCTATATAGTATAGAACTTGAGAGCCATCCATACTACTTAACTTTTTACTTTTGTTAAATGGAATCTTTGGAGTTCCTTTTAACTTTACTTCTTTGTCATCTTTGTGTACAAATTTAATTCCTGCCATATAATTTATTTATTTGTTATACAAATATACGAAAAAAAATCGATATATCCAAATTATTTACGATAAATTTTCATTTAAAGCATTTGTGTAAGCCAATTCTGATTGAACTCCTACCATTCTTTGTACTTCAACACCATCTTTTTCGATGATTACTGTTGGTACAGAACGTACATGATACTTTTGAGCCACTTCGAATTGTGAATCAATATCCACATTTTGAAAGTTAACACTTGAAAATTTAGTTTTAACGTTTTCCATTAAAGGTGTTAGAACCTTACAAGGCCCGCACCATTCTGCATAAAACTTTTTTACTTCTACCATTTTAATTTCTCCTTATTAATTAATTGTTATCCATCACACGCAACACAATCAGGGTCAACTGCTCTTGTTGCGATATCACCTCTAAGAACAGATTCAGTTCTCATATAATACAACGTTTTAATTCCTTGTTTCCAAGCTTCCATAGTTACTTGGTTAATCCATTTCGGTGATGCAATGGAAGGGAATGCTAAATTTAATGAAACTCCTTGGTCAATGTATTGTTGTCTTACACCAGCTTGTTTAACTAAATCCATTTGATTGATTTCTTTGAAAGTTCTGAAAACATCTTTAACAGGATAAATCTTATCTCTATCTCCATTTTCGATTTCATTACAAAGTAACATTTTACCATCTAAGTAACACCACTTATCAAGTTCTTTAATACCTTGAACAGAACCACCATCGGACATTATCTGGTCCCATGTTTCTTTATTATTGATACCTGCTTTTCTTAAAACCTTTACTAACTCATTGTTCTTTCTAATGAAAGTTCCTTTTGCAGTTTGTTCGGTGAATACATTCGCCGCCCAAGGTTCAATACCAGCAGATACGTTTCCAGCTAATTTAGAGTTACTAACTGTTGGAGCAACTGCTCTTAAGTGAGTGTTTCTAAATCCACTTTCTCTACACCAAAGAGGTTCACCCATTTCAGATGCCATATCTCTTGATGCTCTTTCTGATTCTATCTTTAACTGAGAAAAAATCTTACGAGTTTCAAATTGAGCCTCCATACCTTCAAATGGAATACCATTTTGTTGTAGGTAAGTGTGCCATCCTAAAACTCCTAATCCTAATGCTCTACCCTTTTCAGCAGATGCAACAGAGTTTTCGAATCCTCTCATGTTTTTTGCTTTTTGAATAAACTCAGAAAGTACTCCATCTAAGAACCAAGTTGCTGTATAAACTAAATCAGTATCTCTCCACTCGTTGTATTTAGCAAGATTTACTGATGATAAACAACAAACAAATGAATGGTTCTCATCTGTATGTAAAGTAATTTCAGAACATATGTTTGTCATATGAACTTTTAATCCATTTTTTTTGTACATTTCAGGATTAGCTTTATTGATATTCCCTTTGTACATGATGTATGGTTCACCAGTTGCTTTTCTTTTTTGTAGTAATTTTCCCCACTTTCTTCTCGCATCAGGTTCTCCTTGTTCGAGTTTTCTCATAAACTTATCACCTACAACTGCACATTGATGTAAGTTAAGTGATTGTCTATTTACATCTCCTTTAGGTTCTCTGATTTCTAACCACTCTTCGAAATCTTGGTGGTCAATATTAAGGTTAACTGAAGCAGCTCCCCTTCTTACTGAACCTTGGTTAGTTGCAAGTATTGTAGAATCGTATATCTTAGCAAATGGTACTACACCATCAGATGTTCCATTTCCACTAATTACAGAACCGGCTGGTCTGATTTGGTTTATTCCAATACCAACACCACCACCATGTTTTGCAAGTAACATCAATTCTAAGTTCTTATTTCCAATATCATATATAGAATCAGCAACATCAATACCAAAACAAGATATAGGTAATCCTCTATCAGTACCAGTATTTGAAAGTACAGGAGTTGCAAGATTTAACCAACCTTTCCAAATATAATCGAAGAATTTAGTTGCCATCTGAGGTTTGTTTAACCTTTGAGCTACTCTTGTTGCAACTCTCCAATACGCATCTTTTGGTTTTTCACCTGGTAACAAATATCCTTTTGATATTGTTTTAACATATATTTCTGTATTTGCCCATGAAGGGAAATCTACATCAAGTTCCCAACCTAAATCTGCTCCGTAGTTTGTTTTTGCCATTTTATATTAAATCTTTTTTTATTTTTTCTTTGTAGGTGTTTTCATCTATAAAACTATAAGTTCCTAAAATTTCTTCACCCTTTTTAATTTTCCTAATTGCAAGACCAGTTAAACTATCAATATTACCTAAAAGGCCTTTAGTATTAATTAAAGACCTTGGGTTTGTAAACAAAAAATTAGAATTTTTTGTTAATATAAATCTAACATCAGAATCATCATCTATAATATCACTCCCAAAGGAACGAAGTATATAAAGTAATACATCTTCAGGAAGTTTTTTTGCCAGTTTTAGTTTTACACTATACCAACCTGTTTTACCTTCCCATTTTGGGAAAACTTCGTCTCCCTTTTCTATATCAGTTAAAGCAAATAACCCAATTCCATGAATTTTACTAGGTTTTGCACAACTTTTTATAGAGTTAGAAATATACTCAAGTACATTCATACTCTTAGTTTAAAATAAATCTCCCCAATCTTCTCCTTCATTAGCCTTGCTGTAATCAGTAGGTCTAACTGCAAAGAAATCAGTATGAGTTAATCCACCAGTTAAGTGATAGAACCATTCTAATTTTTCTGCTTTGTTTTTATCGAATTCAAAAATAGATTCATACCCTAATTCTTGTAGTTTAGTATTTGTTCTTGCCTTAATGAATTCTTTTAAATCTTCTTTTTCAAGATTTTCCAAATCTCCTTGTTCAAAAATCATATCAATGAAGTTTGTTTCTAATTGTACAATTAGTCTTGATGCTTCAATAATTGATTCTTTACATTCATCTAATAACTCAGGATATTCATCACACATATGTCTGAATAATTGACAACCCATCTTAGAATGTAGAGATTCATCTCTTACACTCCATTTCATTTGTTGTCCAATACCTTTTAATAGATTTCTCATTTGGAATGAGTAGAGTACTGCAAAGGAAGAGTAGAGCGATACTCCTTCAGCAAATGCTGAAAATATCGCTAAGCTCCTACCTACTTCCTGTCTTGCTTTTGGATTTGTTGCCAAATCTTCATGTTTCCATTCTGCAGTAGTTGAAGTAAGGAGTTCAAACTTCTCAGCAACTGCAGGTTCGTGCAGAAATGCTGAAAAGTCATCTAATCCTAATGTTTCATTTAAGTATGAATATGCAGTAGCATGAATAGTTTCTTGAGAACCGAACATCATAGCCATTTGTTTGATTTCGTGTTTCGGAAACCAATCAGTAACCATGTTAGTCCAATAATCAGAAACTGCACATTCAGTTTGAGCAAAACCAAGTAAGATATTCCCCACTAGATTTTTCTCAGCTGGGGTTAAACGTTCATTCCAATCCTTTACATCACCCTGCATCGGTATTTCTGTATGTAACCAAAATGCTTGTGCCTGTTTTAACCAACCTTCTGTATAGTAGATTGGGTATTCGAATGGTTTAAATGGAATTCTTTCTTGAAATAGTTTGCTCATAGTAACTTATTATTTTGATTCTTCTACTGAAGCTTTTCTGTAATCTGTTACTAGTTTCTTAACTTCACCAATTGCTTTTCTTGCTCTTGATTTAGCTGCTTTTGAACCACCATTGTGTTCTGTTTCAAATTGAACGAATAAATCTTTAATCTGTTCAAATAGTTCTTGTGAATTTGCCATAAAATATTTAATTATTAATTGTTTTGAAGTGACCAATCATTTGGTCGTGTTTATAATTATAGTATATATTGAAAAACGAAATGATTTTTTTCATAATTTTTTTATCTTTTTCATTTTGTTATACTAAGTTATTCTTTTTTAATGTGTGTTATAATTTTTTGATACACTTATCTAGTATATTTTTATTAGGTGTAGAATTAATATCAATCCCAAATTTGCCTGTATAATCACAAGCTAATTCACTCCATGTAGATAATGATGTTTTAAATAATTCTCTAGTATTAGATAAACAATACAGGTCTAAAAAGTTCTTTGTATGTAATTCTAATGGAATTTCCCAACTAGATAATAAATCATAAAATTGATTTTTAAAAATCAAATTATCAGGATATCTATCAATCCATCTTTGAAAATCATTATCGTGTAAATCATGAGAAATATAAAATTTTTGATTTGGACTTTTTTCTAATATCAAATCTATCTTTTCAAAATAAACTTCATCTTTAATAAAATCAAATTGATAAAATTTCCAAGCTGGCATATCTTTTACTTTTAATCTAATATACTCAGAAAGTATATCATGATTCCAACCTTCAAATAAATTTAAATCAATTGAATTTCCATTATTTATTTTTACACCTCTACCTCTTCTAATATGAATACCAATACTGTTCTTAACAATATCTCTTATATCTTTATTTATATCCTTATGCTTAAACTGTAAGTTATTAATAAATCTTTTTGTATAGTTTGATGAGAAATCAGAAATTTGTCTTTGTGTAAAATCTGTATAATAATTCTTATCTTCTAATTTTAACTTACCATTTACAATATCTTGAACCATTTCATCAGTAATTGGTAAGTATTCATCAAAGTTAATTGTATCTGTTCTTAATACTGTTGTATTTTCTAATTCAAAACAGTTATTGGTTTCAGGATTTTGTTGAATATCAATAATAACTTCAAATTTATCATCATGTATATGATTTATAATTTTTAGTAATTCCCAACACAATAAACGATTACATAATCCTGTATCATTTAATTGGTCTTCTCCATAGATTTCATCCAATGGTCTATAAATTCCTCTATTATTTAAATCTGCTACAACTAATTTCATCTATCCCATATTCTCTACATACTTTTTATGTAGAAGTTTTTTTGTTTCTAATTGTCCACTAGCCGATTGTTTTGTTGCAATCACACCATCTGGTGATGTTCCTTCATATACTTCAATGTAACCTGTATTGGTATTCATCTTACAAGGAAATGTTATTCCATCTGGTCCGAATCTGTTTTTCATAATGTGAGCTCTTGCAGTATCATTAAGTTTATCTTTTGATTTTCTACTCCAACTCATAATGAAATCGGCGTTCATTACTTTTGCATAAGAATCTGCAATCTTATCTGCCTCAATAACTTCGGAATCAATTGCTGAACGGTTGGTCTGAGATGCAGTCCAAATTGGTATTTCCAATTCACCACTCATTCCACGAAGGTCAATATAAACCCCTCCTTGTTCCGCATAAGTAGAGTCTGACTTATTCGAATGGGAGAGTAGAAGGTCGGCATAATCTACAATGATAACATCGGGTTTGTTATCTAACGTAACCATTTTCTCAATATGTTGCTGTAACTTTTTTACTGTAACACCCTTTGGAGGAAAATATTTTATCAATAATTTCCCATTAAGATTTGTAATTTTTGCTTTAACTTCTTCTTTCTTTTCCTTCAATTCTGTGGAAGGTATTTGTGTAAACACAGTATCATATCTAGCACCAACGTAGTGCTCTGATAATTCCATTGTGTAATGTACTACACTCAAACCTTTCCGAACAGCTTCTGCACCGATTGCGGTGAGAATCCATGTTTTTCCTACACCCGAAGGTGCTACAACTACTCCAAGTTCACCAGGTCCTAATCCACCATCCATCAGTGCATTAATTGGCTCCCATTTAGTTGGAACTGTTGTTCTATTTAGTTCTTCGGCTCTTAAATCAAAGTCCTCTATATAATCCATACCTAAGTTGGTTTCATTACCAACCTTCATAGCCGAATCTACTAAATCTTTTATTCTATCATACGAACCAGCTTGTAATAAATCTACTGATTGTAAGATTACTCCTTTTAAATTTTGATTAATACAGAAATTCTTAAACTCATCCTTTATATAATCTAAATCTACATTACCAATATTAGTAAAAACGTGTCTTAGTTGTTCAACAACAGTTTTCTTTAAAACTTCGTTATCTACTTTTGATAATTGTGATTTGAATACATCGAGTGTAGGAGGTTTTTTATATTCTGAATGATACTGAAGTATTTCTGAAACAATCCACTTGTTTGCATCGTTCTCAAAGAACTTTTGAGTGGTTATTTCTGAAATAGTATCTAAGAACTTGCCATCAACCAAAAGTGATGATACAACCTTCGATTGAAATGATTGTCCATATTTTGATAATGTATCTACTTTTTGTTCTTGCATTGACTCTTTTTTAAAACTTATACAAATATACGAAATTTATTTTTAATATCCAAATTAATCAGTAATTAAATTTCCAAATGTTATTTTTAACCAATCATTTATATCACCAAAACTACCCAATGATTTATATTTTAGTAATATTTTCATAAAATCCATTTTATTTAATGGTTTAATTGGTTCGTTAAACCTATCTAAAGTTTTCATTTTAATTTGGCCCGAAATATCAACATCATCTAACTGCATTAAATCTTCATTAAGTAAGATTTGTCTTTTAGATTTAAGTATATCTTTGTATATTTTTATTTTTCCTTTTGTTTCCTCTACTTTTACCTCAGCTAATTCTAATAAATCATCTACTGATAATTTCTTTTCTTCGGTAATTTCAGGAAATCTTTTTACTAGGGTTTTAATTCCACACCCATATACACCAGGTATGTTATCTGATTTATCCCCATCTAATACTCTGTATAATAAAAGATTTTTAGATTCTATTCCATATTCTTCTTTTACCATTTTTGTATTATACATTTTCTTTTTAGTAGGTGACCAAACAATTGTAGTATCATTAACTAATTGAAGGAAATCCTTATCAGTTGACATTATCACCGCTTGTTCATCTTCTTTTAAAATATTTGTGGTTATATAAGCCATGATATCATCGGCTTCAACACCATCGTATATCATAGTTGTAAGAGGTAATCCATCTAACATTTCGTTTAACCAAACGAATTGTCTTTTCATAGATTCTCTTTCATCCTCATCGTTCATCAAATCAGCGTACTGTCTGTTAACTCTGAGTTTGTTTTTATCTCTTTGTGCTTTATAACCACTAAATACTTTTTTTCTTCTTTTAGAACCACCCTGTCCATCAAAAACTACAACAACACGAGATGGTTGAGTTTGCCTAATTGCATATCCAATAGATTTTAGGGCTCCTGTTACACCACCAATATGGTCTCCATCCTCATTCATAGTGGGGATAGATGACCAACATCTGATAAATGTATTTAACCCATCAATAATTAATACACGAGAATTCTTGTGTCTATTGATATTATTTTCTCTATCGGTCTCAACCGAATCTAATATGTTCTTGTAAAGTTCTTTCATTATAATACAGTTTTTCCGTCAAAGTAAGTTTGTAATGTTCCTATTCTATCATCTGCATCTACTAACTTAATCAGAGCTTCCTCTGCATTTTTGTAGAAATCTTCAGTAGAATGGTCACCAATACCAACTGCTTTTGAACCCAATAGTTCTAATGAAAGTAGAGCCTTTGCTTTATCAGCTTTGGCACTACTCATTAACATTTCATATAATTTTGCATCCATAGTTTTACTCGTTTATACCAGCACCTTTGGTATCTATTTCCATATTATCAATATCGAGAGTATCTCCTTTATATTGTAAGATTGTTTCTTCACATATCTTTTTATAAATTTGTTCTCTAAGTTCTTCATTCTCACCCATCAAAGGAATAAAATCTTTTGATTGAAATTTGAATTCTTCACCTGTTTCAGTATCAACATATGCATACCATGCACCAGCTTGTTTTACTAGTTTATTTTCTTTCATTACAGATAACCATGAACCATAGTTATCAATACCTCTATCGAAGAAAATTTCAAAATCAGCTGCCCTTAGAGGTGGGCCCATTCTGTTTTTTACAACTTGACAACGTACTTTCATACCAACTGTCTTATCCTTACCATTTACCTTCATCTTGATTTGTCCCATATTCTTTAACCTTAATCTTACAGATGCATGGAAAGCCAAAGCTTTTCCACCACTTGTAGTCCAAGGGTCACCGAACATAGCATTCATCTTCTGTCTTAATTGGTTAGTAAATACCAATGAGATTTTCTGTCTACCAATCATATTGGTAATCTTTCTCATTGCCTTCGAGATAATAATAGCTTTATCAGTAGCATATCCATCTTTCTTGTAATCTGCCGCTAATTCATTAGTTGTAGAAGCAGCCGCAACTGAATCTACTACTATTGTTACTATCTTATCTTTGGAAGTTTCTCTAACTTTCTCAATGATAGTTTCTGTGAAATCAAAGATTTGTTCAACCGAATCAGCTGTAACATAAAGAAGTTTAGAAACGTCAACACCGATTGCTTCTAAAAATTCTCTACTTACTGCAGTTTCTGTATCAATAAGAACAGCAACACCACCTTGTTTCTGTGTTTCCGCAAGGAGGTGTGCTGATACTAATGATTTTCCTGATTGTTCTAATCCTGTGATTTCAGTTATTCTACCAACAGGTAAACCACCATAAGGACGATTTGAGACAGCCACATCCAACATTGCACATCCAGTCGATATCCACCCATCTACATTTGTAGGAGCTTCATCATCATTAAGAAAAAATGCTACTTTGGAATCTTTCGATTGTTTGTTAAGTTCACCCGCCAGAATATCTGCCAAGTCAAGCTCTTTTGCTTTCTTTTTCGCCATTAAATTGGTTTTTAGTTGTTAAATAAATCATCAAATGCAGCCGCTACATCATCAGTTTTCTTCGATGAAGATTCTGTTGTTGTAGTTGGTGCAGGTTGTGCAACCGGTTTACTTTGTGATAAGGTAGATTGAGATACAGTTTCTTTCTCACCTTCTCCACTTGGGTTTAACCAACCTTCTAATACTGATTTTAATTCATCATAAGATAATTCAGAATATAAATCTGTAATTTCAGTTTGTGATTCTAAAAATTGAGTTACTTTAGCTTCATCCTCAGTAAGAGCTGATGCATTTGGTTTAACTCTAATAGTAGTAGTTGGATAAGTAGTTCCAGCTTCTTCTGCTGATTTGTACTCGATTGTTAAATCTCTACCACTTGTTGGGTCTGTAATATCTCCATAATCAGGGTCAGCAATGTAACCTAAGATTTCTTGATATACAGTTTTACCGAATCCCCAAAATCTAACTCCTTCACCTTCTTCTCCTCTTACGATAACAGGAACAAAAGTTCTCAACTTAGGCTCCATAGCCTTGGCTGCTTTCCAATCTTCTTTATCTCCCATTCTTTTTAGTTTATCCGCAAACTCTACAATAGGGTCTGGTCTACCAAATGATTGTGGTGATAAATAAGTTTTGTTGTTAATGTTATAGTGAAAGTACAATTCGATGAATGGATTATCTTTTTCGAATTGGTAAGGAACGATTCTCACTTGGTGCTTACCAGGTGTTGGTTTCCATAATGAGTCTGATTTCCTTTGTGTGTTTTGTAGTTTGTTCAGTCTACCTCTGATTGCGTTAATGTCTAAAGCCATGATTTTTACCTTTTAGTTTTAATTAATTTATTTTTTAAGTTTAAGTTTTGAGTGCTAAACTTATTAACACTCGGTGTATATATAAATATAAAGAAATCATAAAAAACACCGAATTTTTATAATTACTTATTAACAATTTACTTAGCCCATTTCCCACTTGAAACCAACTGAGCAATGATACCATATACTGATAAATCTTGGAAGGTATCTTCACATGATTCACCTATATTATCTTGTTTACCTAATACAACTAATTGTTTTAATCTTTGAATCTTATCATTCATTCTAAACCAAAGACCTGTAAGAGATACTTTCTTTTCATCTTCAGTTTCTAAATTACTACCAACAGAAATATTATCTGGTCCATAGTTAGATTGTTTTAAACAAAATAATTCATATTGTGTAAACATAATTCTTTTAAACTCTGCCGTCATTTCAGGCCATTGTTTTTCCATTTCTTCTACAACCTTTGGGTTATCATATTGTAAAACCTCATCATATTGGGGTTCTACCTTAATTGGATTAAAACTGTGTTTTTTACTTTTAGTACTTAATACTTTTTTTCCTGCCATTTATTTAAATTTTAATTTTGTTATACAAATATACGAAAGTTTTTTCAAACTTCCAAGTCTTTTTTAATTTTTTTTTTATTATATGAATAATTTATAATCTTTTTCGTAACTAATAGCTTCAATCTCATATGGGTGAGTTACATAATCATATCCCATATTGTAATATCTTTTAAACCAAGATGGTGATTGTAAGTAGTGAATGTATTCGTGGATAAGAGTTTGAATAACCATTTTCTTAGATTTCATCTGTGGATAGTAAACTGTGATTTCGTTCATCATTGAACAATACTCAGCGTGACATTTATCTTCCTCACCTTGAGCACCTTCTTCACCACTATATTTTTCGTAGATGTTTTTGTGAAGTTCAACATATGGAGTACATTCTTGGAATTTAGAGAATCCATAGTGTTTCTCTATCTTTGGAAACACTTCATCGATTATTTTTAATACTTTATCTTTCAACATATCTTTCTTATTTACTATGTAAATATACGAAAAATATTTGAACTATCCAAGCAAAAAGTGAATTATTTTTTGTTAAATTCGATTACCTCGAAGATTCGTGTAGAAATTTTCTTAGTTCCTTCTACATTGGTAACGATGATTGAATTTTTGAATTTATTCCAATCTATTGCAAACTTTTTATCCAATACACCACCATTTTCTTCCTTAACTAATTCGTTAAGTGCATTAATTGTATAAAGAGTATTAGATTGTTTTTTACGATGTACTAAAATAGTATCATCTAAAGGTCTATCTGGTTTAAATGATGTATCTATATTATATGTAATAAATAATTCATCTAAGTTTCCTTTATTTTGAAGAACGTAAATATAGTTATAGACAATATGATATGTCTCCCTAATTAGTTGTAAAGATTCTTGGAGTTTTTCCTTTGTTGTGAAAGTACATAATAACTGTGTTTGCATAACTACCTGTTTAAATCGATTAGTTGATTTAACACATATAAATATTAAAAATTAAATGGAAAATGTTAAAATATTAACAAAAGGTAATGTACATCTGATTAGAGTTATATAAGAGGGGTTATAATATTAATTTTCCCCATAAATAGCTACTAAGTTATTCAACTCTTTTTGTCTATTTTCTCTTTTCTTACCTTGTATATTTGGGTCTGCTAGTTGAACCTTTAATATTTCAATTCTTTTAGTATCTAATTGTTTGTTCATTTCTTTTCTTGCTTCATCAATCACTTCTTCTTGATTTTTATCATCTTCCAATGAACTACCAAAGTAACCAAATTTCTTAAACTCTTCAATGAGATATTCGTGGTCT